AGGGCACTATCGTACAGTTCGAAAGCTTTTGTTCGCGCTTGTTCAGCAATGGAGAGCAACGATTCGTCGACACGCGTGAGTGACAGCGTAAAGCTAATGAAACGCGGCGTCCCGTCGCTTGCAAAATCAGAGCCATTCTCTTTGACGCTGTTGATAACAAACATTCCGTAAATCATGCCATTACCGTCGATAAGCGGCCACTGTTTACCCAGTTCAGCCATCAGGCGCAAGGTTGCCAGAGAGACCGCGCCGTAGGTCATGTCCGTGGAGACTTTACCGGTAATCTCGAGGGTTTCGGCACCCGGACCGAGATACTGATACGCTGCGCGTTTACCGACCCGCTCGTTGCTGCTCCATGTATAGTTGGTCGAGTGACTAACACCTTGAAAGGGGAGTGTTTTGCCAATAAAGACAAACGCTCCCAGCGCCATCATCATAATTAAAACCCTCTTGATGGATCGAACTGCGAAAGATTGGTGTTGCGTTTGCTCTCTGCATCCTGACGGAACAGATCCTGCAGGTAGCGCTCATTGTCGCTACCGGGCTTGATATCGCCCTGCAGCGTTACGTTATATTCGCGTTTACTTTGATCAACGTACGAATTACCGCCAGCAGGCTTAGCGGCCTGGTAATTGTTGTATCCTGGCATGGTGGCGGTTGGTTGGATGTAACTCTGATTGATGCCTTCCGGCAGCGCTTCAACCGGTTTTTTTGGCAATTCAAGGATGGGTTTTTTATCGATAATCCCAATTTTTTCCAGCAACCAAGTGAGGCCACTTCCGAGCAGTTTAACTCCCTCAATAATGAGCGTTAGCGAGCCAGTGATAAACTGGCCGAATAAAACACCTGCTGATGCGCAACTTTCAAGGGTTTCCTGGCTGAAATGAATAGGCGAGATGAGATCAGCAAAAAAACCTGCAATGTTTTGTAATGCCCCGCCAAGCGCGTCAAAAATAGGCTGAAAGGGGGTGAACATTTCGGCAACAGGCGCGAATGCTACGCTGATGGAGGAAATGACCCCGCTTAAAAAGGCGCTAATAGGCTCCCATAGCGTATAAATCAACGCCGCACCGGCGGCAAATGCACCGACTACAGCGATAATGGGCCAACTCAACCCGGCAAGTACCGTCAGAATGCCGCCGAACACAGTTGAAAAGACGCCTCCAAGGGATGTGGCTATGGTAATTAGCCCGCTAATCCCTGAGAACATCGGCCCAATGGCGCTGGCGACGTAGCCAACTGCGCCCGCCACGCCAATCACTGCGGTGGCGACCATGCCGAAGCTTTGCACGATCCCCTGGTTATTCTGCACCCACTGCTGGAGCGTTCCGACAAATTCCGTCGCCGTTTGCACCAGCATGCGCAGCGAGGACGCCTGCGTCGCGAAGATATCAACGCTTAAAGATTGATACGCATCCTGCAACGCTTGCAGATCGGTACCGAGGTTACCGCCTTGCGTGACGGGAACCGGGTTTCCCGCACTTACCGTCTGTCCCACACTTGCCTGGCCCTGCGGTTGATCGGCATTCAACGAGGCTTCATAGCCCGGCTGCAGGATCGTTTTGCCAAGATTAAAGCCGGTGGCCGCAATGGATTTACCGCTTTCGCTGACGGTAGCAAACTTCTCCGCAGCGCCCTGCAGCGCCGCCTGAAAAGCCTGGATCTTCTGCTGTCGGTTCTCTCTTTTTTGCGCCTTGCGCTGGCTGTTTAGCTGCGACGCGCTTTCAGTGATGCGGCTTTGCAGGCGTTCAAGTTCCGCCGACGGCTCGGTGACATCAAGGCCAGATTGGGTGAGCGCGCTTCTCTGTCCGGTAACGGTGTCCCTAAGGTTGGACTGTTGCTGTTGCATGCGGCTTACGCGCAGTTGTGTGATGGCAAGTTGCCGGGCGTTGTCGGGCGTCTGGTTTTGCGCCGCCAGTTCCACCGCGCGTTCCTGCTCCGCCCTCAGTTTAATGCTAAGGTGCGTGAGGTCTTTTTCCGCCTGCTTTAGCTCGCTTACCTGCGCAAGCTGATCGTTGAGACTGCGCAGGTTTGCTTCCGTTTCGTTGATGCTTTCCGTCAGCGACACACTTGTTGTTTGCTGGTTTTTAAATGGCCGCGTCGCCTGATCAACAGCAGTGAGCAGCTCTTCAATATTTATGCTGTTACTCATGGGTGTTTCCGCTTCGCTGCAGCGCCTTTTCGCGCCAGATGATGAGTTCGCTCAGACTCATGGGATAGAGTTCCGATGGCGGCCAATGAAAGATCACCGCGATATCCGCCATCAGATCGTCAACCGAGAGCTTGGGCGGAAAATTTACTGCGCCGAAGCTGGCGACAAAAAACCAACCACCTTGCCCGCCAGCGCAACCATATCCGCCAGATCCAGCGACACCACTTCATGCTCCGTAAGGGAAGGGGAGGTGATACGCGGCAGCACTTTAATCAGCGCATCCACTTCAGCATTGGCTACCGCAGCAAGGCTCAGCCCGCGCAGGGTTCCGGCGTTCGGTTTTATCAGCGTGAGGGAGCTGATCTCCTGCTCGCCGCGTTTGATGGGGGTTTGCAGGGTGATGACGTTTGCAGATTCGTTGCTCATAAGATCCTCGAGATTCCATTTGCGGGGAAAAATCCCGGGCAGCAGGCGCTGGCCGGGGGGGCGTACAGGCCGGTATTGCGGCGGTGTTGTTCGAGACGGTCGACGCCGTTCACTTTTTCAACCATGTTGATGGTGTCGATCTCCACCATCTCTTTACCGTCGATAGTCAGTTTGAAGTAGGTGCACTGCACGGAGATTTTGGACTCGGTATCTTCGCCCGGCTTGTTTTCACCCGTGTCGATCTCTTTTTGCAGACCGCGCATGACCACTTCAACCGCCACCGTTTCGCCGGTGTCATCGCGCTGATAGGAGCCCGCGAAGCGAATCGGTACCGCATCGGCGGTGGTTGCGCCATACAGCTCCCAGATCGCCTCATCCGGGAAACCGCCCAGCGTCCACTCCATTGACAGGGCGTCGTCGTCGAGACCCATATCAATCGGCGCGACACCGTTCATACCACCGCCGCGATAGTTCTCTAGCTTGCGGGTCAGTTTTGGCAGCGTGATAGATTTAGCCACTCCCTGATAGCTGTAGCCATTCAGGAACACGTTCATATATTTAAGTTTTCGCGGCATTGCCATTTATCAGGCTCCTTAATTGCTGTTAACCGAGGAGACCAGGTTCGCCAGATACTTATCAGTAATGCGCTGGCGTAAGGTCAGATTTTCCAGAGGCGGTACCGGCGTATAGTCATAATCGATATACAGTTTCCCGGCTTTCAGGGTCTCAGCGTCGTTGGCGGACTCCTCGAACCAGCAGTTAGCATCCACGATGTAACCGTTGCTGCGCAGCTCGCGGAACTTGGCGTTGATACCGTCGATGATGTCGCGGATAAGCGTGGCAGTAATCGGTTTGTCCACCGCCCACATATGCCCGTCCGCCATCGTGTCGGCGATCACCTGCGCGGTGCGGGTGTAGTTTTCAAACAGGAACAGCGGATCGTCGGAACAGGTGCGGTTGCCCCAGAAGCGGAACCCATCTTTACGAATCAGCGTGGTGACGCCGGCGTCGTTCAACAGATCGGCATCGGTGCCGGACTCCTGCAAATCCCAGAATACCGGGGTGCTGATGCCGGTCACGCCGTTGACGCCAACGTTAGACAGGGTTTTATGCCAACCGACAGACTGGTCGATATAAGCACGCAGACCGAGCGCGCGGGCGGTAGCGAAGGCGGTGGCCGAGGCGTTGGCGACGGTATCCCAGGCGAGGAAATCCGGCCAAATCACCATTAGCTCACGCTGGCTGAAGTTCTCACGGTACTTAATCGCATCCGAGATGGTCTTGCAGCCCCAGGCGCTGACGTAACCGAAGGCGCGCAGCTTCTGGCAGATGGGCGCCAGCGCAGTGGCGACTTCCAGCGAGTCATAACCCGGTACGCCAAGAATACGTGGTTTGACGCCGGTGACGGCTTCGGCGGTCAGCAGCGCTTTCAGACCGGTGTATTTACCGTTCTCATCGGTGGTGCCGATGATATTGGAAATGGTCTGCGCATCCGCCTCTTCGCCGCTGCCTTCCGCTACGCGGACCACAACGATCACGGGTTTCGCCTGATCGGCAATCGCTTGTAAAGAGGAGGCCAGCGTCCCTTTTTTGCCCGCTTTGGCAATGGCGCTTTGTACGCTGGTAATCAGCACCGGTTCATTCAGTGGAAAGGTTGCCGCATCGGCATCGCTGGCGGTACAAACCATGCCGACGATGGCGGTTGAGACAGTGGAAATGACGCGCGTGCCGTCGTTGATTTCGACGACCTGAACGCCATGATGGTAGTCACTCATCCGATTAACTCCGTGGTGTTGGGGTGGGCGAGGAAGAGCGCTATTTATCGGGGTTGGCGGGGGGATGAAACAACAGGGGCGCTGGGAAAATTACAAACATATTATTTTCGCCTTTTACAGCCCTGCATAAAAAACGGGCCATTAAACGAATGAGACATTGAGCCCGCCATATTAGGCGGGCTAATAAACGCTTAAGCGGGCTTTCCAGGCCATTCGGGGTTTGACGTATCAACTCGGTTAACGTTCACGCTATATATCTCCCATGCCTCAAGCAGTTGGCGTTCTTCATCTGTCGCAATGTCGAGCCGAACAGCTCTCTCAAGGGGAGCGATGATCGCTTCTGCTTCTGCAAGAAGTTGTGATTTTTTACGTTCGCTCTGTTGAATCAACTCCGCTTCGGTATAAATACGTTTGATGATCTGATCATTTTTGAACATCCAATCACCGGAATTATTCACTTCACGATTTTCCGGAATGTCTGGCAATTCCACAACGCTTAACCCTTCTGGATTGATCGTCGAAACGTCTTTATTAACGGTTACAATTATATCATTTTTGTCATATGCAATTTTTATTGTGTCATGAGAAAAATTTTTTTGTTCTTCATACCAGTTTTTACCATCTTCAGAATATAGCCAAATAACTCCAATTGTTCGGGTTAAGCCACTTTGCTCAAGTGTTTTTGATTTGCCAACAGAGATATTCTTTAAATGCATCATGTTAAATACTCCCTACGTTGTAGTAAATACCACCGATTAATTTCTGAATAGGTCTCCTGGTCAGTATGTCGATGTATTCATCATTATTCCCGTTTGATGCACCCGTTAGAACAAAGCCTGAAGTATCAGAGTATCCAGCTCCTTTCCAGACGGTAATGGATTCTGCGCTGCCAAGCCTAACGTCTTTTACAACACTATTATTCAGCCAATCTGATAACCAACCACCCCATGTTTCACCGCTGATATTACCTGCTGGGGATAGCGCCCCTGAACCATTTCCGGCATATACTGTTCCATCAGCAACGATGTTAGCATGAACATTTAATTGCTTTAAACTTTCAACATTATTTCCGGTAAAGCGAAATACATGCTCGCTGTTGGCATAAATATCCAACACACCGTCTTCAGTTTGCTTAAGACCTGTATCGTTGTCACCCAGCGCTATTGAGTTTCCACCCAGCGTGTTATCCGTATTTACACCAAATGCAGAGGTTTGAGGAAGGGACAACTTACCAACCATCTCATCACCATTCCTCTGAATTGCGCTAGCTGCAAGCTTAACTGTTTCCTGTAAACCAAGGTTTAACAGAGTTTGATCTACCAGCCCCGCTTCCGTTATTTCGCTTAGGGCACTGTCAGTTTTAAGATACTGCTTATGCGGATGGGCATTCTCAATATGGGCTTTCATCAGGTCATCGGCATAAGCCTTAACTTCGATAACCTTGTCATCAACATATTTACGCGTTGCCAGTACCACCGAGGGGTCTATTTTTAGCGTGACCGCTGCCGTTGACGAGACAATCAGCACCATACGAATGGTCTGTGTGCGGCCGCTACCCTCCTGTAGCATAGGTTTATAGGTTTCCGGGCAGCTGGCGACGGCGATCAGCACATTATCATCGTCAAACAAGCCGATTTCGCGGATCCAAAATCCCCCTTCGTCTTCCGGGATGACTTGTTCAGCAATAATCTGGTTAGTATTGGCTTCATCGATGGTCAACGTATTAATTGCGCCGATGCGTTTTTGGTTAAGCAGTTGGGTTTGGGCGGCGTCAGGCGCTGGCAGCGAGCCATTGCCATCGCCAACGGCCATTTGGGTGATACGGATTTGGGTGCCAAGGGCGGTTGCTGCTGCCAGCTTGGCCGCGCCCTGGTGGGTTAGAATGGCGTAATATTTTGCGGTCATGCGTTCACTCTCAGTTGTCGGAAACGTAAGCACAATTTTCCGCTGAGCACTGACGACAGGCTATAAATGAGGGTTGGCTCGGGGGTAAGACAACGGGCAGGAAAAAACGGGCCGTGGCCCGTTTGCGGATGTTACGGCTGTTCCGGCCAACTGATATCCGGCGCGGTCGCGGTATCAACAGCTTGTAAAAGCTTGACGTAGTTCAACCAGGCGATAAGTTGCGCTTTATCGTCATCGCTGATAATGCCGAGCTGCAGTTCGGTTTGCCAAAGGCTGATGGTGTTTTTTGCGGCTGTCAGCAGTCGCGTTTTGCTCTGCTCTGCTTCAGCGACCAGAGCGGTTTTTTGCGCACTTTCATCGGTTACCCATGCCTCGCCATTCCAGACATCATAAGGTGTGGCAGGGGCAAGAGTGGTCACATCCGCCGGGTAATCGCCCAGTTCGGTCAGCGATGCGGGTTTGCCATTACCGATGTCATACACCGTCTCACCGCGATGATCGGGAACGTATTCCCATGTCTCACTGGTTGTAGATCGGCAGACTGCAAACCCTTCTTTTGCCGCTAGCGGTGCATCAAGGGTCGCATTTGCCGGAATACCCACGCCAACGGCCAGATATTCAACTGACGCAGAAAGGTATTCATGCGTGGTTGCGTCAAAGTTATAAACGGTTATTTCGCCCGCTTCGGTAGCCAGGCGGTTTTTATCCAGGGTGGCTGTAGACATTATTGCGCCCTCACAATGTAGTTAAATGCGATGTTATGCGGGCGCGTTTCGGCGCCACCCGTTTTTTCCATTGAAATATATGTCCAGGCTCGTAACCCAACGACCTGATTGGCTTCGACGCTTTCGCTATTTTCATCGGTAGCGCCAACAATCCTTGTCGTCGGAGTATCATATTCATTGATAAATCTATGGTTATGCGATCTGAATTCATCTGCCTGCGCGGAAAGTAATACACGTCCGGCATCCAACCCGCGCCCATCATCCAGTCCGCGAATAAATTCCCCACGCAGATCCGGGAGCACAGCCGCCGGATACGCCGCAGCCAGGCGCGGAAAGCGTACGGTATCAAACGCGGCGCCATTGCATTTAAACCAGCCGGCAGGTGCTTCCGCCTGCGGCCAGGGAACGGGGGCACCCACCGGCAAAATACCGTCGTAGTCGTTGATAACATCGTGCACAAATTTGGTGTTAGCGATCTGCTGACCCGCATTGCCTATATGGGTATCCGGCACGGTGGGCGTGCCGATAAAGACCGGGCTTGCCAGTGGCGCATATTGGGCGTGTGGGTTGCTGGCGTTAACATGATTATTCATCAGGTCATCGGCGTACTGACGGGTCGCCAGCACCACCGACGGATCAATCTTTAGCGTTACCGCCGCCGTGGATGACACCACCACCACCATGCGAATGGTCTGCGTACGTCCGCTGCCTTCCTGCAGCTGCGGTTTGTAGGTCTCCGGGCAGTTAGCGACGGCGATCAGTACGTTTTCATCGTCATAGAGACCGATTTCCCGGATCCAATATCCGCCTTCGTTTTCCGGGATCACC